TGTTAAATTTCTTACTCTTGGCTTCCATGACAGCCGCGACTTCCGGATGCTGACTCCAGCCCGGCGCCGCCAAAAGGCCTGGCACTAAGCTAAACTTAGGATAAATCATATCGATAAGTTCGAGGCCTGTCGCTGTGTCGTCACTGCCGACGCCGCCGATGATGTCGGCGTCCTTAATCAGCGACGTATCGATAGCGTCATACGCGACGTATACCGACGTGGCACTGGCCAGCGTGCCGTCTTTCAGGAGCGTAATCAGGACGTTGCCGTCGTCATCGTAGGCCGCTGTGTAGTCGGTGCCGGATTTTGCCGCCGTGCCGGACGATGCTGCGGATACGGTCAACGAACTCAGGATAACGTCGTCTTTGATAGTCGCTGTTTTGTTAGCTACCGTTACGGCCTTGCTGGCCACGGACTTCTTATGTTTGGCCGGGTTCAGCACATTGATAAATACTACCGGTGCTACTGCAAACAGCTTGAATTCAGCATACATAGCTTCACAAAGGGAATATTTATCCCAGTTTTCGTGATAGCCTAAGTATTTTACGGCTTCCGTCCAGCTGTAGCAGATAACGGGCTCATTGATTTTCGGGTCACTGGCCAGATGGACCGGTGCTGTACCAATGACAACGGGAAGGCCGGCCGTCGTCTGCGCAGTGGCTACGACAGCCGTATCAATCTCAGACGTCTTGATACCGTGGAAAAATGCCATACCTATTTACCCCCTTTTCGTCTGCTGACCGCGGCCTGGTAAAAGGTATAGAGCGCGGTCCCTTTTGTCTGTACGTCGGCCAGGGCCTGATTCAGCTCGGCTGGTGTAACAAACAAGTGTTTTAATACGTCATCGTTTGCTTCCGGTTCCGGGATGCCGTTTGCAAAGATCATGCAATGGTTCAGCCGGGAATCACGGAAGCCCGGGCCGATATAGATTACAGGCCCGGTATATTTCGCGGCGCTGGTGCTGACTGCTGCCGGCGCGGCCGCCGCTGTCTTAGTTGTGTCGTCCATGTTCTGGTCCTCCTAATAAAAACGGGTCAATGCCGGACGGCTGCGGGATATGCACTTCAAAGTCAATACGGCCCCACCATTGAGGATAGGGCTGGTCATCAGGTACCGACGTCTCCATCGTGCCGTTCTTGACATCGTACTTATCGCAGGCCGGATTCGCATCCAATAGACAAAAGCGGATATACTCGAGCATGTGGAAAAGCTCATCGGCGCCGTGAATCATATCCGGGTCCCGTGTCACCACGGAGATCACCACAGATACGACGGACTCATCGGCCCGATCCGCTACGCCCGAATAGCCAACAACGACGGCAGGGCATAGCTTTTCTTTTGCTTCCGGTGTCATCGCCCTGGGCAAAAAACCTGTAAAGCATTTAATGGCCTTACCGTCTATCGTCCGGCCGCTGTACGCGGTCATCTTATCCGTCAAAAATGCCCGTAAGTCGTTTAGCACGTCTAAAGGCGTCATCTCTAGCCACCTGCCAATCGTTCCAGCTCGTGCATGAGCCGTTTCTCGTACATCTCCATGCCTTCGTCGGTCATCCTGACCACGACGGCAGGATTGCCGTACAGCTGAGGCACAGCAGGCCCGAATAAACCTGTTACCGGATACCGCGGCTGCCCTTCACGGGCGACAAAGCCGCGCCCGGGCATATCAAAGGACCGCGGTACAATAGAACCGCTGCCCTTTTTGATGGATACAAAGATACCCTTGCGGCGCCGTGATGCTTTATACTTCGTCACTGGTTCCTCCGGGCCTTTGATGTGCAGCGTCGTGCCGAATGCCTCGGTACTAAAAGACGTTGCACTTTTCAGGTCGCCTGCCTTGATGGTGTAGGTATTGCGGATTTCCTGTGCGCCCGCTTTACGGGCCGTCACAGCCGCGCGGCGGGATGCCTGCTTGATTGCTGTCGACAATTTCCTGCCGCCGATAAAGTTTTGCAGCACCTGTTCTACGTGCCTTACGTTCGACTCATTCAAATCGATGCTAATCAAGCGCATCACCTCCTAATTACGCCACTTCTGCATGCAATTCGATGGTCAGGATACCCATGTCATCGATGACACTGTCGACGATACAGATGGTACCGTCCAGGTCAAAGCGCTGGTCGTATACCGGCACGGCCGATAAGTCGGCCTTGCGGCAGTGTACGATATACAGGTTCCCTTCCAAACCGCTGTAAACGCCGTACTCTTTGCCGGTAATCCACCGTTCCTGGCTTGTTGGGCTCTCGACGATAGCTTTTACCGTGTCGCCGTTCAGGTCGTGCTCGTCGGCAAATTCGTCAGAATTGATAAAGGTATCGAGGTCCGCGGCCACCTGGTCCTTAAAAGTAACCTTTTTCTCGGCGGCGCCGCTGTCCTGTGGCTCATCCTGTTGGAATATAGCCAGCTCAGCGGCTATCCGCTCGTCACGGCGGCTCATTTTTTCCGCAGTTTTTCCGCATCCACCGGCGGCAAGCCGCCGTTATCCGCGGAATCGGCCGGTGCTGCTGGCGTTTCATCAGTGGCCTGCGCATCAACAGCGGAAAACTCTTTCGGCGACTGCTGAATTAATTTGGCTGCGACGTCATCCGGAAGATCTGCGACACTGCCGGCGCCGTAAGTCACGCCGTCATGGCAAAGAGAAAATTTTTTAACTAAAATCTTCATACTGTCGCCTCCTATTTGACTTTGATGACAGCCCAATCGTCGAGGAATTCCGGGCAAAGAACGCAGCGGCTGGACATGACGAGCGTGCTGACATCATTATCCATATCCGGGATGATTTTCGGGACGTATGCATTGCCCTGATACGTGTGGAACTGACCATCGGACTCAATCTGCGTGATAGCACCAAAGAGGCGCTTGCCACGGCCAGGTACGCCGAGAACAAGGTAATCGTCCGGGATGTACGGTACGAATTCGCCCTTTTCGTTGAGATAGCCGCCGTCATAAGCGTAAATTTCAAGAGACAGGGCCGAAATATAACCGACTCGGAGTAATTCCGGGCGGACGAACTGCGGCTGAATGCTCATCAGTGCCATGTTGTCGCGGCTCGGGATCATCATCGATTCGCGCAGTTTCGTGTTATTGACAATGTACTTGGCAACCGTGCTGGAGCAGATAGCCATTGTCGGGACCATGCCCGCAGCACGTCTGATTTTCTGCGATGCCGCGTCCAGATCAGACAGGATATCCGCCGTCGAATTGTCCCACGTATTCGAGCCGGACAAGGTCGTTTTGTTCGTGAATTCCGGGAAAGAAATAGTGTCAACGTGTGCAAGGCTGCCGTCATCGGCAAAACCTTCTACGTCGTATTCGCCGTTGATCAGGAGCTGTGCAGCCATCCATTCCTGACGACGGATACACATATCGACGAGCTCCGTCAAGTCATGGGCGCGGATTTCTGCGGCCCGTTCTTCCGGTGTTTTCGTGCTGTATTCCGATTCGCCAAAGCCGCGGATAAGGATGTCCGCCGGTTCGATGTTGCGTTTCGGGCGCATCAGCGGCGCTTTGTACGAGCGGATTGTGGATCCCGTACGGGCCATGTTGACGCCCTTGCCGCCGGGAACGACGAACGGCGCCATCAGACGGCCGCCTTTACGAAATTCCATGTCGACGATTTCCGTAGAAAAGGTCTGCATATTCGGGAAGAAAACATCTACTAAGGTAGTAGTCGGTGTAAACGAACGCTCAACGGCTCCGAGGAGCGTCCGGGTATCATCAAAACTCATGGTCGTGCCTCCTTTAGCCTTTCAGGCTGGTAAGATAAATACCGGCGCTGCGCAGTTCAGTTTCATGCGCGCCGATGGTGTCGCCGTCGGCGACTACGATTTTTTCACGGTTGAATTCGCCTTTGACGTATACCGCCGCTACGGTATCCGTAGTGGATACCGACGCCGCTAAAATCGCATTTGCAGTGCCGGCTTTTGCCGTTGCAGCGGCCGTGCCGTCGGTAATTGTGAGAAGTGTGCCGCGGGCCATTGCTGTCCCTGCCGCCACTTTTACGTTATGCATAACGACAGCTACATTCGTACCGCCGATAAGGTCATCATAGTGTACGCCTGTCGACGTAGTTACTAATTCTGCCATTAGCGTTTACCCCCTTTACCGCCCATTGCCTGGGCAATCATATCCATGACTTTGTCATCGTCTGTTTTGCTGTCATCCACGGCGCCTGCCGCGATGCCGTCCGTGCCGCCTTCTTTCGATTCGGCCTGCATGTCCAGCAGCTGATTCTGTGCGGCACTCTTGATGCCCTGAACGGCGGCGACGTAATCGCGGACGTCATCGGCCGTCTGGCCGTTGCGCTTTGCTGTGTTGATGATAGCCGCTACCGCCGGATTACCGTCGGACATGGCGTCGAGGTCTGCCATGCGCTGACGCTCCTGGGCTACGGCTTCCGCGGCGATGGCCTTTGCATCCACTTTCGGCGCTGCTTCCGCTGTCGGTGCTTTTGCCGGTGCCGGCTGAGGATCTGCCACGTCGTCGATTCGCAGGCCCAGTGCACTCAAGATTTCTTCCAATTTCGATTTACTCAAGGTTTCCGCCCCCTTCTTTTCGCCCTGGGCATTCACACAATGCGCCAGGCCTTCCCTGTTTTTATAATTCGTAATGTCGATTTTCAGCGAATTTACAATCAAATTGTTCCCGTCGAGTACGGATTTAATACGGCCGTCGATTGCATCGGCCAGGCCCATGTCAACGCACTCCTGCGCCGTCAGCCATGTTTCCGCGTCCATCATCTGCTCGATTTGTGCCTGATCCACGCTTACCCGCTTCATGTACGCCGCGATAATCGACTGACGTACTGCCCGCAGGGCATTTGCATATTTGTCGAGGTCGTCCGCCGTATAGTGGTCGTCCAGCCCCATAGCCGGATTGTGAATCATCATCATGGAGTTCGTCGGCATCGTGATGCGCGCGCCGGCCATTGCGATGATAGTTGCCGCGGAAGCGGCGATACCATCGACGACGACGTCGACATTGCCCGCGTAGGCAATCAGCTGATTATGGATTGCATGCGCAGCGAAAACATCGCCGCCCGGAGAGTTGATGTGGACAGTGACGTCTTTACCGTTCAGGGCTTTCAGGTCCTCCGAGAATTGGACTGCGTCGACGGAGTCATCCCACCACGACGCGCTGGAAACAATGGGCCCGTAGATATACAAATCGGCGGCATCACCGCCCGTGCTGTTCTGGAAATTCCAGAAATGTTTCATCCTGTATCACCTCCTCCGCTGTCGCCCGTGTCCGTGTTGTCGGCTTTCGGGTATTGCATGCCCTTAGCCGTCCACACGGCGCGCTCTGCGGAAATCTGGTCAACATTATCATCGTAATTTGTGCCGGTAAGTTCTGCGGCCTCTCTTTCGGCCGTCGAGAAGCCGTATTTGACGCGTAAGGCCGCGCCGTTTACTTCTTTGACCGGGTCCAGCATACCCATGACAGGTCCGTACCAGTTCGCGCCGGTCCATGCCTTGGTAATCAGCGGATCCACGCCAAATCCTGGCGCCTTGATACGCCCGATAGCGATGGCCTCCGTTAACCAGGCCTCGTAGACAGGCTGGCAAAAGTCGCGGGCAAACCAGAGGCGCCGCGTCCGGAACATGGCCGCCGCCTGTAATAGCGCACCGCGTGCGGCGCTGTACGACGACTGGAAACGGTTCATCAGCACCTCGGACGGGATGCCCAGGGACGCCCCGATTTGTGCAATCAGGGAATTCGTGAACGCCTCGAACGTGGACTGCGTCCGGCTGCCGTCGATGGCTTTGACGTCGACGCCGCTCGGCAGGAGATTCAACGTCCCCGGGCCGATTTCTACGCGCCGCAGGTCGTCCGGGTCAATCTGCTCACCTGGGCCGTACGTCTCACTTAGTACGTCGCCCAGGTCATTTGTCGTACCGCTCGACGTGAAGAAAAGCGTAAAAAATGACTTGATGATTGCCGCGGACAATTCCGCATTGGTGTACCGACTGACCTGTTTCAATACCTCAATCGCCGGCGCCAGATACGGCACGCCGCGATACTGTTCCGGCCGCTCTTCGTGCGAGATTTGCAGCACTAAAGGCCGGCCCGTACGTCGGCCAAATGCCTCGACACGGGACCAGCGCAGGGCCTGGGAGTTGTTCGTCGGGTCATACGGCACGCGGTTAGCAATCCAATAGGCAACGACGGCCCCATCAGCGTCGATTTCCACGCCGTTGATAATCCTGTTCTTTGTTTCCGGATTATAGACTTCGACAGTCATGCTGTCGGTGTTGCTGTATGCCGCCATAGCACCGGGGTTACATACCCGGGACGCCTCGAAAAGTTGGATACGCGTCGAATACATCCCGCCTGGAGACGGCTTGCGATACTTGATAGCCGCCCAGGCGTCACCGTCCACTAGATACGACAGATAAGCGATGTCCTGCATGTCGTAAAACGAATGTTTTTTATACAAATCGCACTGGACCGAATCAGCCCATAAGCTGAATTCCCGCTGTGTGTGACGCTGCCATGCCTTGGCTTCTTCTGCCGTCATCCCTAAGAGCTTGTAGTCAATCTTAGGAATCACCTGCAAGCCCGCGCCGATGACGTTCGCGCGGTTTGTATTAATCGCGCTGGCCCCAATCGGCGAATTGATGTACATATCCGAGGAGCGGTTGCGCAGCGTGCTCAAATTAGCATCAATATCGGCACGCGGCGACGACTTCATCGGATTATAGCCCCGCAGGGCCTGCCTGGAACGGCTGGCCGCGCCGTCGCTATAGCCAGTATTCGTGATTTTCGTGTTTACGCCGCCTGTCGGCTGCCGTGCATTGCGCTTTTTCCGTTTTTTACTCATTGCAGCCTCCTAGTCGCGCATTACCACTTGTCGGGATCGGGATCCCGTCCGCGCAGCGCCGTCAATAGTCGCGCCGGCGGATAACAATTTGCTGATGACGCTCTGTATTTCGGCCAGATCAGCGCGGGTCAGTGTACGGTTGCCGATTTTATACGACTGGCCGCCCGTCAGGATGGCCGTTTCCGCTGCAATGTACTGTTTTAGTCGTGCATTCAGTATTTCGTTCATCCTATCCCCCTCTTAATTACGCCGAATCGAGGCCGCTTGCGTGGCTCTGCCGGCCGCTTTTCTTCTGCTGGCGCCCCAGTCATCAGGGCTTTCAGCCTGGAAAAATCCGGCGAAATAGACGTCAAACAAGCTAAATTATAGACTCTCAGGTCGAGCGGTTCATTTCGATGGTCCTTTGCAATGTTTACCCAACGATAGACAATGCGGCCGTTCTTTTTCTGCGGCTGTTTTTCTTCTGCTGTCAGGCCCTGAAAATAGATTTCGTCGTATCCCCGGTTCCATAAAACCTCATTGACCGCATCCTGTTCCGGCTTATCAAGCGGAAAGTGGAAATACCGTGGCCCCGGCACGTCAATCGCCAGGCGGTCCATGATGTACTGCTTGCCGCTGTCTGTACCAATAAGGACCAGCGGAATAGTCCGCCCGTGATAGGCCTGGGCCTTGCTGTACTTGTGGATAATCGGCACGCCCATCGTCGATGAGCCGCGGACGGCAAAACGCTGACGGGCCAGATGCATCAAGCTGTAGTTATAAACCTCGCTTGTGTAATGGCCGCCGGAGTCGATGAACGTCCGGGCCACCAATAGACCGGTACCGTCGGCAAAGTGGTATTCGCGGTCCAGCTGTTCATCCAGCTGGCGCCATACCGCCGCCGTATCCGGCGCGCCTAATATAATGCCCTTCTTGATGCCCCAGCACTCCTCATCTTCGCCCCAACCGACGATCTCATATTCGAGGCGGTTATCCTGGACATCGACGGCAGCTGTCAAAATCAGCACGCCGTCGGGAAGTTCCGCGTTGTACGGCTCCCGGCGGGCCAGGAGCTTATCGACATTATCATAATTGCGCGCCCGTTCGTAGGGCTCGCCGAATCGTGTATTGACGACTACCTTTTCGCGCTCCGGGTCCCCTTTGGCATCTACCCATTCCTGCATTACGTCGGCCCATGAAATCCACGGCGATGCCCAGCAATTCACGAAAAAACTGCGGACGTGATTCCTGATAGCCGTCGGATTTTTGGCGACGTACTTCTGCGGCTGCCGCCGCATCTCGTTTTCGGAGAACGTAAAGCCGCAATCCGGGCAGCGCCAGGATACAGATTTGACATGGATATGTTCTTTTTTCCGGCCATCTTTAACTGTTTCTGTATCCATGACCATATTCCGATGTGTCAGCAGATGATATTCCCCGCAATTCGGGCACCGGTGCTGCCACTCTTCCTGTGTACCCGTCATGTACTCGACTTCGATACGTGATTCCCCGGCATTCGTAGGCGTCGAAAACAGCCCCATCGTCCTGTCCCAGAACGTAGTCATACGTTTTGCCGCCAAATCAACAGGGTCGCCTTCTGTGCCGGCCGAATCCGGGAACCGGTCCACTTCATCGGCCAGCAGGATTTTAATAGGGCGGGATGCCAGCCCAGCGGGGCTGTTGGCGCCGCCCATGATAAGCCTGCCACCAGGGAAAAGCTTGCTTAGTATAGTATTCCCAGATTCCCGGCTCTTAACGTCTTGAAAAATGTCCCGCAGTACTTTCGTATCGCGGATCATAGGCGCAATTCTTGACTTTGAATAATCCTGCGCCATATCGACGGTCGGCTGAATCATCAAAATAGGCGCCGGTGCTAAATGCGCAAACCGACCGATGACGTTATTCATGATATCGGATTTGCCTACCTGGCTGCACGACATGACGACCACTCGGCGGACGTCCAAATCCGTAAAAGCATCCATGATAGCCTTCTGATACGGAGCCCGGTCAGTACGCCATCGCCCTGGTTCTGCCGACGATTCACTAGACAGCATACGGTATTGGTCTGCCCAGTCGGATACGGTGAGATTCGGGAGCGGCCGCAGTGATTTAGCCGCGATGCGTTGGAAAAGTTTAATCGTTTTCGCTTCCATCGACGGCCTCCTTTTCTGTGAACATGTCCGGGCGATAGTCAGACAGCTCTGTCAATCGGGATTGGATTTCATCGGTCAAAGACTGCATGATGTATGCTTCTGTCTGCCCTGCCAGTACCGGCGCCATTTTGGCCGGAATACCCAGCATCTGGGACCGCAGATTCGTCAGCATATCTGTCATGACAAATTCGACGTCCTTTGCTTCGTGGACTTCACTATTCCTTTTCGCCAGTTCCAGCTCTGCCAGACGGCGTTTAGCCGCTTCGTGCATCGCTTTTTCCCGGCCATAGTCAACATCCTCTTGCGAGGTGTACTTATATTTGAAATACGCATCGATGTTGGACGGCAAATCGTATCGGTTTTCCTCATCACGAGTTAAAATGTGCATCCCTGCCAGCTGGTTTACCCGCCGCGATGTAATCCGCAACAGCTCCGCCAAATCCTGGGCCGACCCCATTATCACTTTACGTGTACGTCTAGCCAATACACTCACCTGCCAAATGTCCATTTAAGAAGGAAGAGGGCCAAAAAATCAAAAAAACTAACCATTTTTCGGGGTGCGAGAGCGCCGCGGAAGAAAAATTCTCCCGAAAGGACCCGCAAAAATTTTGAAAACAAAAAAGAGACAGCCGCTGTTGACTGTCTCTTTATCTGATTCTCACACTACCATTATACGCATTATGTTAGTGTACTTCAATGTACTCTTTCATTATGCGCGTGGCATCATGACAGCTTATCACCGTGCATCTGGTCGAATACCCGCAGGGCCTGGCCGTGGAGTTTAAAGATACCCTTCCAGCTATAGTGCATGTCCATTGCGATGTCTTCCCAGCGCTGACCATTGATGTATCTTGCATAGAGTACGGCGCGATGCATCGGGTCAGGCATGGCCCCGATGAGGTCCTTGGCTGCATTCCTCATATCAATCAGCTTATCCCATTCAGCGTTCACCTTCTCCATATACGATTCAAGCCGAATATATTTATCAGCCGTGTCAGAATTTTTGGAGCCGCTGACATGCTCGGACAAACTGCTGGCCCGGAGTGTCAGGATATCCGCCCGGATTTCATTCAGCTCTTTTTCGGTCTGCTTCAAAATATAATTCTGCCGCCGTACGCGGTTCAAATATTCCTTTGCTGTCATGTCTACCTCCTGATTACCAATTCAATGATACGCAAGCTCCTATGCGTGCACACGGCCTGATAGCCTGCCTGTGCACATACCAGCTTGATGATCTTGATGACTAAGTCCGCTTTACGGTCATCGGCTTTGATGTTGTCGATGGCCTGCCCTGCTGTCGGGTCCTTGTACCCTTCTTTATTCCTCATACGCTCCCTCCTCGTACAGCATTGATCCTTGCCTTGAGACTGTTCAATACAAAAGACTGGGCCGCGTCCTTTTTGGTCAGGGCATCGGCTAAGTCCTCATCCCGCGTGCCCTCGCAGATGAGATGATGCACGATTACTGGGTATTCCTGCCCCTGCCGGTGCAGGCGCTTGTTTGCCTGCTGATACAGCTCTAAGGACCAATTCAGGCCAAACCAGATGATATGATGGCCGCCGGCTTGCAGGTTCAGTCCGTAGCCCGTCGACGCGGGATGAGCTAAGAGCAGATCCACATCGCCATTGTTCCAGGCCAGCTCATCGTCGGCGTTTTTGTACACGCGGTATCGCAGTTTCGTTTTCGCCAGGCCCCCCATCAGGCGCTCCCGGTCGTGCTGGAAATTGTAGAATACCAAGGCATGCTGCCCGTTCAGCTTTTCAACCAACTCCATAAAGGCCTCCAGCTTGCAGTCATGGACTACATGCACCTCGTGCTCATCGTCGTAGATAGCGCCGTTGGCCAGCTGTTGGAGCTTGTTCGACAGCGCCGCCGCCGATGTCACGTCGATATCGCCATCCGGCAAAGCAAGGATCATCGTTTTTTCCAGCTCCCGATAGGCCTTTTTCGCTTTCGGCGTCAGCACTACCGGCACATCGTCATAGATGCACGCCGGCAGTTGTAGATAGTCCGACGCTTTCATGCTGATACAGATGTCGGCTATTTTCTTCATGACGGCGTCCTGGGCCCCGTCTTTCGGGTCATACTCGTAAATCACATCACGGCTGCGGCGCCCCGGCTCGAAATACCGTTCCCGGAAGTGGGTATAGTAGCGGCCCAGCCGTTCGCCGCGGTCCAGCAGATACACCTGACTCCACAGGTCCATCAGCCCGTTCGGCGACGGTGTCCCCGTCAGCCCGACGATGCGCCGGATGTGGGGACGGATAGCGGCCAGGGCCTTGAAGCGCTTGGCGCTGTGACTCTTGAAAGAGGAAAATTCATCGCATACCACCATATCAAAGGGCCAATCGTTCTGATAGTAAGTGACCAGCCATACGACATTCTCGCGGTTGATGACGTAGACGTCGGCCGGCGTATTCAGCGCCCGGATCCGTTTCGTTTCGCCGCCCAGGACCGTGGAAAAGCGCAAATGCTTCAAGTTGTCCCATTTCCTCGCTTCCCGCTGCCACGTCGCCTCGGCTACTTTCTTAGGCGCGATGACGAGTACACGGCGGACCAAAAAGCGGCCGTATTTCAGCTCATTGACTGCCGTCAGCGTGATAGCCGTCTTGCCAAGGCCCATATCGAGGAAAAGGCCGATAGCTGGTTTCTGCAAAATTTGCCGGATACAATAATGCTGGTATGGATGCGGCTTGAATATCATGTTTCATCCCTCCTAATCGTTACGGTTTCCATTCTACGCCCAGGCGGATGGAGTGGACGTCTAAATACTCATTGACGGCCGCTTCGCCCCGCAGGACGTAAACCACGCAATTCATGTGTTGCAAGCGTTTCATCTGTGCCGTCTGTAACGGTGTCGGCTTGTTCGTCTCCGTTTTCAGCTCGACGAATTCAATCTTGCCGTCCGGGAAAATGACGATCCGGTCCGGCACGCCTGTATTCCCCGGCGATACCCACTTATAAGCGATACCGCCCAGGGCTTTCACACCGCTGACCAGCTTTCTTTCGATATTTCGTTCCAGTGCCATTGTCAGGCCTCCCTTGTATAAATTCAACTTTGATGCTACCCGGTTTTTTTACGGGTGTACCCATTCTATGTAAAAAGTATTTTTTTTTAGAGGATTTGAGGGCGCTTATACACGTAATGCATATGCTTATTTTCTCTAACACCCCTAATACCCCTCTAATTCTTACTTTTAACTATTTATATATAACTTATGGGTACATTGGGTACATATAGTAAATAATGGGATAAGTACGCGGTTTAAGCCGTACCCATAAGCAAAATTTAAAGGGTACTTATGGGTACACCTTAAATGCATTTTAGTTCTTAAAACTTTATCACGCGTTCTTTACGCTTTTTAAGTCTTGCTCAAATCCATTTTTAATGGGTACACTTTGGGTACGCCTCTTTTCTGTATATTAACTATCTTTACTGCATTTTTATAATTTCAAATCCACGCTGCGCGCCACAATACCCGTAGCGGCGTTTATCTTTGTTGCGCTTCCATCCCGGCAAGCTGGCCAGGATGTAGTTAATGTCTCGTGAATCGGCGCGCTTCATGTTCCGTGGATCCCCGCCAAAGCACTCGCACCAAATCTCTAAGGCGCAGGTTTTCGTCCGCCGCGTCGTCGTGTCGCATTGGGCCGTACCCGCCCAGTACATCCGTCGGGCCGCCAGGCTCAGGCTGTCGTAGTTGTCCGGTACCGGCTTTTCTAAAAAGTCTCGGATCATGCCTTCCTTGACGTTGTCCTCGCGGTGCTGTTCCTGTTCGGCATTGGCCGCGGCGTCGAGTTCCGGTGTATCCATGTACAGCGGTTCGCCGCGTTTCCAGTAATAGACGGCTTCCGCCCATAACTGGTCGACTTCCCCGGGCAGTTCGCTCCAGATGTTTTTCGTCGGCGTGCAGATGCCGACGTCGACTGGCCAGAAACGGCGGCTCCCCGTCGGGTCCTTTAAAAAGTCATGGTCGTTACAAGTGCCGAAAAAGATGCACTTGCGCGGGAAGCGGCCCGTATGGCGGCCGTACGGCTGGCGGTATACGTCGTCGCAGCGTGACAGGAATTGCTTGATTTCGTTGTCGTCTGACTTGCTGTAGCCCGTCATTTCGCCGATTTCCACCACCCAGATACCCTGTATCATTTCCGCGGCTTCCTTGCCCCGGAACGATTGCAAGCTGTCGCTGTGCCAGTGCATGCCCATCGTCTTTAAAAACGTCGTCTTGCCGATACCCTGCGGCCCCGTGAAGACGGGGACATAGTCATACTTGCATCCCGGCGTCATGACGCGGGCCACGCCGGCCACGAAAGACTTCCGGGCGACAGCACGGACGTATTTGCTGTCCACGGCGCCCAGAT